ATAACAGACTTTGGCACGGTTTTTGTTATGCGTGTGCGCCCGTGAAATTGTTTCACGTGGAACACTGCCACACAGAGGCACAAAATAAAATGTTTCACGTGGAACACATTGTTAAACAAAGTTAAAAGAATAATTTAACACAAAATAACACGCCAACCACTTGCAGGTGAAATAAATTGTTTAACTTTGCAGCGTGTTAAACAATTAAATACTTTATAAAAATGAAAACAATCGATTTACTTTATCAAAATCAAAGAGTGTTGAACTCATTGCAAGAAATGTTATTGCAGACTAAGAAACACGTTGACTTTTTGGCTGCAAATGCGCCCGAAATTCGTACAAGTTTGGAAAGCATCGCCGAAAGCCTGCAAACGGGGTGTGATATTTTGGAAAATCAAATCGTGTTTAACCGTGATACACGCAACAAGTTTGCAAAAGAAGTAGCCTGCAAAAATCAAGCATACGACTTTATAGCGGCTGAAAAGTTGGTCGGGCGTTTCAAAACCTTTTGCGAATGTTACCCGACAAACTTGTACATCGGTTTAACGGGGCGTTGAAACATTGCAGGACAAATAACAATCAGCAAGCGAAAAGAAAAGGCGGTAACAATCAAGTTGCCGCCTTTCTTTTTATCCTGCCTTTCAGTTACTCAATATAAACGCCGTCAGACAAAGCCGTATATATCATTTCTTGTTCCTCTGTCATCATTTCGGCGGTGTGGATAGGTGTTACATCATCGAACACGTTAAACCCTCTGAAATCGTCTAAAATGCCCGTTTGTCTGTCATTGTTTCGCCCGTTGCTTGCGCTCTCGTACCACTTGCAGTAAATGTAAGGTTCTAAACCGTAATATAACATTTCGTTCCAATCATCGCCGCCCACGGTTTTAACTTGGGTGCTTGGTGATAGGTATATTATTTCGCTGCTTGGTTCGGTTTCCTCAACTTGAAATACAACGCCGTCACAACTCAAAAGCGCAACCCCGTTGCCCGTTACCACGTTTATAACGTACTGCAAAGCTATCGTTTTGCCTGCATAATCGGTATTTAGGTTTACAAAGCCTGCAAACGGCAAAAAGATTTGTATTTCGCTTTCGTAGTCGGTGTTGTCCTCATTGTGAGCAGGTACTACCGCCGTGCCGAAATCCAGCGTTATTTTGCCTTGCGCTGGCTGGTGGCAATATACGCCCGTGTTGTATTTGCCGCATCGTATTACATCGGTGCTGCTTGCCCCTATGTTGGTGTAAACACGGCGTATTTTGTTTACGTATGCGCCCAAATCTATGTTTTCGTATATGGGTGCGCCCGTGCTTGGGTCTGTTCCCGTTTCTTTGAAAAACCGCTTTGCGCTAAATTCTGCCAATTCGTCAAGCGTTACCAAGTACACGTTTATAGCCCCGTACTGCTCGCCCACAACGGTAACGGGGTACGCACTGCCAATAACTGCAAAATCTCTCCAATTAGTGTTTACTTGTATGCTTCCCGTTGCCGTCTTTTTATCGCTTGAAATCGTAAGGGCTTGCGTTTGAGGTTCGCCGCTTGCGTTCTCGTAGTGGAATTGCGGTGTACTTTTTTCCGTGTCAAATTCTGTACCATCGTTTGCCGTTAATGTAACATTTACCGTTTCCCCGTATTTCACATATTGCGGCAAGTCCTCGTTAGCGGTGCAATTTGATAGGGTTGTAGAAATTTCTACCACACCATCGTAACTGCCAGTAAGCGTTACGGGCTTTGTCGGGTCTATGTCGGTAACGGTTAGCGTTGCTTGTTGACTGTATTTCAAATCCTGCACCACAAACGGCGTTTTGGTCGCTGTTCCTGCCTTGTTCGTGTAACTCGCTTTGAGGTCAAAGAAACGAAATTTGTTCGGGCTGTATTGCCCCGTAACGGTGAAAGTTGCCGTTTCCCCGTCAAACGTATGTTGTTCGGTTACGCCGCTGCCTGTTATGTTGTTCGTAACGTTAAATTCGGGTGTTCCCTCGCTGGCTGTCGTACCCGTAAGCGTGAAACTTTTGCTCGTGTCTGCATCGTCATACTCCCAACTTGCCGTTTTACCGTCTGACAAAATTGTCAAGTCCTGCGTATCGGGGTAGTCGTAACTGTTCGTAAATTCCACTTGCGCCGCCGTTATCTTATAACCATCGTTTGCCGTTACTTGTATTCTCGCATCATAATAACCGCCGCCTTTTGTTCCCGTTGCTGTCGTGTTCGGTATGTTGTTTATAACTTCCAAATCGTTTTCGCTTCGGGTGTTTCCCGTGATAGTTATTTCCGTGTCTGCATCGGTGTCGGACACCTCACCAAATGCCCAAACCTTTGCGCCGTTTTTCTTCAAAACAACGCTTTTCGGCGTTCCGCTGGTGTCGGTGTAAGCGGCTGTAATATCGCCTACAAACAAATAACCGTCATTCGTTCTTACGTTTATATCCCAATAACCGCCGCTTGCGTTCCACTGGCTGTTATCATCGTGTGCGTTAGGTATATTTACAATTACTGCCATACTCTTTTAATTTTCGGTTGTTCCTTTCAAAGTTACCATAATGATACCCCCGTTTTCATTCAAAAGCCCCGTTTCAGAAAACGGCACTTTCTCGAAATTCGGGGTGCGCTTGTAAACCGTATCACGGTTTGAAATATACGGGTTGGGGTTGTCGCTTTCAGATACACGCCCAGTTGCCGCCAAAATTTCGCTTTCGTAGGTTTTAAGCACGTCCACACGCAACGTAAGTTCGTAGGCGTTGTTTCCCTCAAAACTTACTCTATCCACGAAATAATAACGCCCTAAATCGGGTATGTAACAATAATTGAAAGTCGGTCGGGGTTGCTTTCGTAGTGTTACGGTCGGGCGCAACACATCGAAAGTTTGCCGCAAATCGCCCTCAATCGCCGTAAACTCGCCCAACTGCTTGTTTACCGTGTTCGGGTGTCCGTTGTATGAATAAAAGTTTATCGTTGTCATATCTGCAAGAAAAAAGGCGGTGCGGTGCGCTTTCACCTGCACCCACACCGCCCAAAGTTAAACAATCTAATACCTATTGAGTTACTCAATAAAGAATACTACAAAGTTTTCGTTTGTATCGTTGAAATATCCAGCGTCAAACTTGTAATAGTTGTTGAAAAACTCGGCTTTTGCGTTGTAGTTCGTTGTTACTCGTCTGTCAAGGTTGCAAACGCCCAACGCATCACGGTCGAACATTACGCCCAACACGCCCGTAATTTCAACGGCTTTGCCGCCGCTTTCCTTGATATTAATGTTACCCGTGTTGGCAAACTCGTAGTTCTTTCCGCTGCCTTGCCAAAAAGGTACGGTTTCGGCTTGCGGCAAAAGCACATCGCCACGGTTGAACGTGTCGGAATAAAGATAGGTTTGCGCTGCCTTTGCAAAGTCGGACAAAAGTACAACGTGTAACATATCTTTCGGCGTAAACCGTTCCTTGCCGCCAACATTGAACACGGTCGAAATGCTTTGCAGGCGGTCGGCATACGTGCCCATTACGTAAGACGCAAAGCGGATAAAATCGGGGTCGGTTATCGCCTTTGCCGCTGTCAGTGCGTCAGGGTTCGGGGTCGGGTCGCCCTCGCCAGGTGTTGCAGGAAAATACTTGTCATTGTACAACTTCAAAAGGTTCACACATCTTACAGTGCTTGCGCTTGCAAGGTCTGCTCCTGTCATATCACCTGCCGCCGTTGCTCCAAACGCAACCGCATCAGCTAACACGGTTTCCGCAATCATATTGTTAATTGTACGCATAATCAAAGCGTCTGCCTTGATAGTCATAGACTTTTCAACTGCTGCATAAATCATAGAAATAAAGCCGTTGAGTTGTGCGGCGTTGCTGAAACTTTCCTTAACCTGTCTTTCGGTGATTGATACAGGCACTTCAAACGTAACCTTTGAGTTGAAAAACTTTGCGGTAACGGTCGGTTTGTGGAAAACATCCTGCGAATATGTTTGCCCGTCCTTCAAGTCCCACGTATCGTTTTCCTCTGCGGCTGGCACATCGGCACTAATCTTTTCCAACACGCTGCCAAACTCCCACGCATCCATCAGCACAGACGGGACTTTGCCTGCATACGGTCTGTTTACGAAAATCACCTTGCCTATATGGTTTACAAGTGATTTAACGTAATTATCCACGGCACTTTGATTGAACACTTCTTTGCCCAAATCCACAATGCCCGTTAAATCTTCCTGTACAATGTCAGTCTTTCCCAACACTTCTTTTGATACGCTGTTAATAAGCGTGTAAATCTGTTTTACTTCCATATTGCTAAAAATTAAATTAGTTATTCGTAAATACTCGTTGTTATCTCGCTTACAAGTGCAAAGATAATGTTTTTTCTCCAATTATCACGCCTTAACTGTAATTCTTTTGCAATTTCGGTCGAAATTGATTTGCTTGCGCCCGTTCCTTTTCTGGTTTCGGTTGTTTGGCGTTCCTCTGTGCGGTTTCTCTCATCGTTGGCTGTCTTTCGGTCGCTGTCTGAAAAATCGGTGTCATTAAACGCCTTGTTTGCGCCCGTTTCGGTGTTGTCCGTGCTTTCCTGCAAAGTTACGGTTTCCGTCCGTTCCACGCTTCCCGTTACGGGTGTCAGTACATCGTAATCGGCTAACATCGCCGCCGCTTCACGTTCCCAGCCTTGCACGTTTACCGCAATCACCGCCGAAACAACATCGCTTGCGTTGTCGCTGGTTATGCTGCTTACAACGGGCTTGCCGCCGTACATCAGTAAGGCGTAAGCGTCTAACTTGGTCGGGTCGGTATCGCCGAAAATTGCGGCGTACTCTGTCGGATATTCGGGCTTGAAAACCGTTGCGAATATCCCGTTACCCTTTGTAAATAGTTCGCTGTATTTCATTGTTTATCTTTGTTTTCTTCGTTTTCTTCTGTTTCTTCTGTTTCCTCTGTTTCGGTATCGTTACCGTCCGTTTCCGTTTCCGTTTCTTTCGTTTCTTCTGTTTCCTCTGTTTCGGTATCGTTCCCGTCTGTTTCCGTTCCGTTTCCGTCTGTTTCGGTTGTTTCCTCGGTCGGGTCGGGGTTTTCCTTTGCCGTTTCCAAATCAGCCGCCAAAGCGTTGTAATTATCTCTTTCCAAACCCCAACTCGAAGCAAGTTTAACCGAAATTTCGGTGTCGAACATTTCGTTAATTTTCTCAACTGTATTTTGTCTTTCTTTTAGCATATTATCCACATACGGCAAAAGTACGTCCACATTCATTGATACCTCGCCCAAATTGAGCCTTTCACGCTTCATATTATAATTTGCGTTTAGCCCCAATTCGTTGTACATACTCGCTTTGTAGTATTGTATCAGTTCAATAAGTTGTGTAATATACACGCTGTTTGTGGTCGGGGCTGTCTGCATATTTACACCCTTGAAAAATGCGTTTTCCCCAATAATTGAAAATTCGCCGTTTTCTATTTTGCACAAAAATTCCTCGGCACTCTGTTTTGTTTTGTCATCGCTGGCACTTATAAGCATCGTGATACGGGTCAAAATGCTTGCCGTGTTCAACGAAATAAGCCCGTCAGTGTGTAAGACTGCATAACGCCCAATAAGCGGCAAAAGGCTTTCGCCGTTGCTGTCATTCTCAATCAAAACCCCGTCTTTCTGAATATCGTAGGTTTTGTTTAACTTTATTGCAGGGTTCGCCACGGTGTAAAGAGTTGCCCGTCCGTAAACATCGGGTTCGCCGCCTTTGCTGCCCGAAAGCGCATACAAAACCCCGTCCACGCTGGTAACAAAGGCGTTGCCCGTGGTCTGCAAAAGTCGCTCCAACTCTTTTTGCGGTATGCTGTCGGGCAAACCCTCATACTCAAACATACTTTGAGTTTTCGCCAACGTGTTCGCAATAAATTCAGTTACGGCGGTGTCTTTGTCCCGTATTTGTTGCTGGTACAACTTGTAAATGTTATCTTTCCGTTTCATCTGTCAAAACTTTAATAAGGGTTGTAAGTTCGGCTAACACTTTCGTGTTTTCCGCAATCGTATCTTTTAGGTGTTCCGTTTCTTCTTGGTGCACCTGCCTTTGTTTCACCATATACCAAAACAATGCACCACACATCACAATCGGAAAACCCAAACTTGAAATAATTTGAATGATAGTATTTGCGTCCATATCAATAAATTTTAGTTCCTATTGCAAAGGTAGTTATTTATTTCGTAAAACGTGCGGTTCGGCACGAAATTTGCACCAAACCGCCGTTATTTTCATTTAAGCGAAACAATGTTTGTCTTTGCACTCGTAATTAAATAATTGCGTACTATTTCGCCGACTTCGTTGTCCTGGTAGAAAACTTTGTCTATTGCGAAAAACCGTGCAACTTGTTGTTCCACGTAACTTGCCGTGCTTAACAACTTGCGTTTGTAGTTCGGTTTGCCGTTCATTTCCAGCGAATAAATAAGGCTGTTTTCCTCATCTTTTATCGGGGTTGTCTTTGCGTGTATGTACGTGAAACATTCGTTGCCTACTTGTATAATGTTGCCTTGTAACACTACATCGTTAAACTTGATATAATACACAAACAACACATCTTGCGGCTTGTACTTGCACGGCAAATGCGGATATACTGCAAGTTCCCACTTACCGCCCGTAATCATCTGCAAATTTTGGTTATCGAAACAAAAATACTTGTTGCTGGCTTTGTGTTGTACTATCGTGCTGCAATACTCAACCGCCACGATTGCGCCGTGTTCACCAAAGCGGTATATATCTATCGTTCCCTGCTCCATAAACGGCACTTGCTTCAAACCCATTTCCGTAAAGTACGGGCAAAACTTGTTTACGGTGTTCCCCAGCATAAAAACCTTAACATCGTTGCGCTGGCGTATTATCGTACTCAAAAGGTTCATAAACAACATAAACTCATCGGGCAAATAATACCGCCGTGTCAAAAACTCGTCAAAGACTATCGTTGTAACATTCGGGTAACTGCTGCTTTTTTCGTGTTCCTGCTCGGACAAACAAAACCCGTAACAAAACGGGGTCGGGTCGGGTGTCCGCTTGTTTTTCTCTGCATCGTAGTACGACAAAAACCATTTGTTCGACATATAGAACACTTCGTTAAATTTGCCCTCTGTCAGTTCCTCAATAAGCCCGTTTACCACGTGATTTGCAAACAGACTTTCGGCACGTTTGCCCCGTAAATCCTCACGCCAACGGCGTATATATGCCATTTGCTTGCCCGTCTTTATATAGTTTTCCAAACCATATTTTAAGGCTGCGTAAGTCTTACCGTTTGACCGTTCGCCAAATATAACATTATAATCGGCGTTCTTGCTTAAAATCGCTTTCAAGTCGTAAAATTTCGGCTTGTCTGTCTTTGTCTTTCTTGTTGTCATACTCTTATTATTTTAGTCCTTAAATTTAATACCTCGCAAATAGTTTATGTACATAACCGAAAGGGAAAGGCTGTATCCGGTCGGCTCTAAATGTACGCCCGTGCGTTCGTTGTAATGCGCCGTGCTGCCTTTGTAGTCGGTTATCTCGCCTTGTACCTCGTAGTCTATGTAAGTATGTATGTTCTTGCCCGTTGCCGCTGGCGGTATATCCAGATAATTAGTGAACGCATCAAATATCCCGTCAGCCCCGTACTTTTCAATAAGATACGGTATCGCCGCCTTTTTGTTTACGCCCGAAACGGTTAAACTAAAATCGTATGCCCGTCCGTTTGCTTTTAGTGCGTTCGGTTCTTGCACCATATAGCGTTTAGCCCCCAGCGTCTTAAACCGTGTATATGTACCCTCGAAATCCCAAACGCCCAAAGTCTTTGTTATGCCTTTTATCGTTTGCGGCTCGCAAAGCGAAAACGGCAAACCGTGGTACTTGCAGGCTGCACGTAATTTCATTTGCACCTGCATATTATAAGCCTTGAAATATGCTTCGTGCGCCTTGCCGTTCATTATCTTAATGCTGTCAGTGTCGCTGTATATGTAATCGTCTTTTGCTTCGTGTATGCCCGTGAAAAGGTTGCGCCGTGCGTATGCGGTTACGAAAATGCCCCACGGGTAAAACAAGAAACGGTTTTTGCTGGTGTTGTACTTGTATAAAAGTTCTTGTTTTTGTTCGGCTGTCATTGAGTTAATATCCCACTCTCCGTTATATGTAAACTCATCACGCAACGGGTTTGTTACACTCATTCCGTAACAACTGTTTAACATTTCCTTGCTGTTAAGATATTCCACCTCTTTGCCCTCAACGCCTTTTAATTTCGTCTTACTTTCGTACAAATGTAGGATAGACTTTACAAACGGTGTCGGCAAATACTCTTTCTTGTAACAATACATTTCACCCACTCGCATACGTTCCCACGAATAAAAGTTTTTGAGTATATTAAAATCCACGTCCGTAATGGTCAGTGCTATTTTTGAAGCCGCCACAATGCGCCCGTTATTTTCGCACGGGTTTTCTTTAACGAAACATTTGCTTGCCGAAATCGGGTTGTCCTGTGTTTCGCTGGCAAATATGTTGGTAAACTCAATATCGAACACGCAACAATACTTTGATATTAAAAACTCAAATTGCGCCGTACTCTTAACCGTGATTGCAACGCCTTGCGACATCGGGTATTTTTCCGCTATCATAACATACGGGTAACTGCTTGTAAAGTCGTAACTATACACGTTGTACATTATTTCGTCTGTATATTCGGCGTTGGCGTGTGTAAAACCGCCTGCAAACGCACGTTGCAGCATATTAAATTCATTCATACCCGTTATTTGTAGTTCCTGCATCAAGTTTACGTAATCCCAATTTGGTACGGTCTTTCCTGCATCGCTTTTTTCACGCAAACAATGCGCACGGCAATACTTACGCACAAACCCCGTCTTTGTTATCGGTATGTGCGTTATCCCCCTGCTTTCCTCGATACGTTCCTGAATATAGCACATCACTACTTTAATATCGTTTACGCAGTAATGTATTTCAGCATCGGTTAGCGGCGTTTCGCTGTGCCTTATTTGCTGATAGTCCAAATCGCCAACGGCTTTTGCGCACTTGTATTTCATAAGTTGTTCGCCCAACTTTGCAAGCGAATAACCCGAAAGCAAGTAACTACATCTAAACTCAATGTTACCCGTTGTTATTGCGTATATCGGCTTGCGCAAATCAATGCTGAAAACCCGTTGCCACTCAAACCACTTGCGCAAAAATTGAAATTCGTATGAAAGGTTATGCACATACACAATAAGGCGCAATTTGTCATTCAGTTGCAAAACCTCGCTTACGGTCTGCATCATCGTAGCAAATTCGCCCCACGTGCGCCCCATTATCGTATATCCGTTTATGCCAAACTGCCAAACGTACATTATGGCGGCTTTCTCTAATTTCGCCTTGCGTCCGTTGCCGTCTCGCATACGTTGCACTTGCTCGTATGTGTACGCCCGTCCGTCCGTATCACGGTAAAAACTTGTTGTTTCAATATCAAAGGCGCACGGTATGTTGTAAAACCTTTCGCCCTTGCTGTTTCCAATAATGTTCTTTTCGTTTACGGCGGCTTTCAGTACTTCGTTTATTTCGGTCGGGTTGTTTATTCTTTCTTGTAACTCAAAAGGTATTTTTTTCATAAGCCAAACTTGCCAAAGTTGCTCAAAATGCGCTCTATATCGTTTTGCATATCCTCCATTTGGTCGGCTACCTCATTTGCTTGCCGCTCTATCTCTGCATCAATAGCCTGTGATATGCTTTGCGCTTCACTCTCAATTTGTGTGCTTATATCGCTTGCGCTTTGCTCCATTTCGCCCGTGAAATCTTTGTACCGCATCAAATACCGCTCCACAAAGTCACTATCCGAAACGCTGTTTAACTTGCCTTGCAGGTTTCTCGCCATAAGGTTGTACTCATCGGGCGTTAAATCGTACACACGTTGCAGGTGTTGCCCGTACTGCCTTGCACCTTGCGCCGTACTGGTTGGCTGGCGTAAAAACGAAATCGCCTTGCCGTACTCAATTTTTAGGGTGTTCCAATCACCTTTCATTGAAAACTTGGTAAACCCCTTAATATCACCTTTGTTTAACGCTTGTACGGCTGGCGAAAGTTGTCCGCTTTGCTCTATGTTCTGAATACGGCGGTTCGCCATTTGAAAAACCCTTGAAATCTCTTTTCTATATTCGGGGCTGCTTTCCACGGCTTGCAATATCTCTTTTTTAATTTTCGCCCGTTGGGTTGCTCCAAATACCGACTTTGTAAATTTAATTTTGAAACCTAACTTTGCCATACGCTGTTATATTAAATAGGGGTTACAAACATTGCAACCCCTACAAAGTTAAACATAACTTTTCAAACTCTTACAAGTCCACAAACGAAATAGAATAACACTTCTTGCCGTGGCTCTCGTACTCGTAAATCGTGTACCCGACTTTGCCGTCTTTGATAGTTTGTACTGCCTCATCATCGGCAAGTATTTCACGCACCGTTTCGGCGGTGTGGCTTGGTAGGTTCCCCAGCCGTTTGTTTTTCTCATCAATAATTACGGGGCTGTCACCTAATTGTGACTTGTGGACATAAAGCCCGTTAATGTTGTGTATCACATCTTTGCCGCCCTCATTTTCTGAGTTGAAAATATCGGCTAACTTGATGTACTGAAACTCGGTTGTGTCAATGCCAAACGTTGTTTTGTTAAATTTACTTGCAAAACTTTTCATTGTAGTAATCTTTTAATTGTTAAACTTCTTGTTAATTATTCGGCTGCCTGTCCCTGAGGTTCGCCGTCAAACGGCAAATTCGGTTCGGGGTTTTCTTGCGGCTTCAAGTCCATAAGCCACGCACGAAAGCGGTTTATTTTCATAACTGCCCGTTGGTTGCGGCATACTTCGTTACACGCCATAAGGCTACCCAACGCCGACAAAGCGGCAAACGAAAATTCGTCAAATGCGTTTCTTTTTTCTTCCATTGTAGTAAACTTTTAATTGTTAAACATAGACTTCTTAAATTTCAACGTGCCGTTGTGTTTGACTACCGTTGTATCGGTTGTTACTATCGTAGCCTTGCCCCGTACCGTTGTACCCTTTGAAACGGCGCAACCCTGCAATATTGCAGATAAAAACAACATCGCACCACATACGGCGAAAATCATAACACACATTGCAACTTCTTTGATTGCTTCTTTCGGGTGCTCTCTGAAATGTTGTATAAACTCTTTCATAATTTCAAAATGTTTAATTGAACACTGCAAAGATACAACATTTTTATAACATACAAGCATAAGCGCACAAATTATTTTCGTTTTAACTTTTCTTAACTCTGGTGTTGTGTTCCACGTGAAACAATTTCACGGGCGCACACGCATAACAAAAACCGTGCCAAAGTCTGTTATCGTTTGTTAAATCT